TCATTTCCATAGATTCCTTTGCAGTGCAGCTTTTTTCTTGATTATAAAATGAAATACTTTGGTTAAATCTATTCCACAACTTGAAACCTTATCCACAAGAACATAATTAATATCGTTATGTTTTTTCACATACATACAATAGTTACTATCAAATCCTCTAATTCTTGATGCTATTACCCTCTGCGTTAAGTTAATATAAATACAGTAATTTTTACAAATCTTTTTAAAATTTTGATCTTTATATGATCCCATTAGAAATGATAGATGTTTGATCCAGTGTTCCCCACCAACCAATTGCACACAAACTTTATCCGTATACATGGATGCATTTTTCTTCTTTGTATTTTTCACTTCAAAAACAAACGATTCATCTCCAGAGATTATACTAAAATCATTATCAAGTCCTGGACCTCTTTTTTCTCCAATAAGATAATTTGTCTCCTCTTTTAAATCTTCAGGTCTAAAATATATGCCATTATAACTTAAACTAGGAATTTTTAATTTTATAGTATACTCTTTCTCTTTGAATGTTACTTTACAACCGTCTTTTCTTGCACACTCCAATGGCCTGTAAACACTCGGAGCTATTTTATTTTTAAATTTATCGCAAATTTCCGAATTAGTCATTTTCAAGTTTCTCCATTAAGTCAAAATATTCATTATTCAAAGTTATACTAGAATCATCAAAATTAGCTAAATTAACATTTTCCTCTTCTGTTAAATCACCTATTTTTTCACCATGTCCATTTTTTAAAAGATAAACGTCTGTATTTTTAGAATAACTCTCTTTCTCATATAGTTTTCTTTCTAATAACAAATTAATAACTGCCTTTATAAAATAATCACTATGGGTAGAAACAATTACCCTTACTCCAATATCAATTAAAGCCAACATTAATTCTGCAATTTTCACTTGTTTTTCAGGATGTAAGTTCATTTCGGGCTCATCAATAAATAGCAAATCACCATGTCTCATATTTCGCAGAAACCAATCAATTCCAAATAAAGATTTTAATGATGATGACAGTAAATTAAATGAAATAGCCCTCCCCGATGCTTTGGTTTTAAAGGTAATAGAATTATTATCAGGATTGTATTCATATTCTCCAGGGATAATAGCATTCCTCGAACTTCGAATTTTCTTTAACCCTTCAAAATATTTATTTTTGTTATCTTGAATTCCAAACCCATCTATATATCTATAAAGATTGCTATTCAAAGGAATTGTTCTATTCAAAAAACGAAAATAATCATCTATAGGTCTAGGATAATTTAACGCAAGTTCTTCATTAGGATTAACTTTAGTTTCAACAGTACTTGTAAGATCACTGAACTTTTCAGCCCTAGCTGAAGTCAGTTCATTTCTGAATACATTAATGCCAATTCGTTCGGCTGGTAAGTATACCCTGTTTTTTGGCACATAAGCATTCAATATATTATCATTCAACATTCTAATCATGGCAGCTGTTTTTATTCTATTAAATTGTTTTTCTCTATCTTGCATACTGCTTGCTTGATCTATCTCTCTATCAAGAGAGCCACGTGAGTATATCAGATTTACCGTTTTTTTATCATACTCGACATTCAAATAGTTTTTATTTGCTTCTTTATTGCTTTTTTCATTATCTCTTTCTCCAACATATTTCCAAATGAGACCCGCAAAATCAAAATTATCTAAAGATTCAAGTGACTTCAGACAGCTCTTTATATCATCCTTACTTGCAGAAATAGCCGTCCTATCAGTAATAATACTTTCATCATTAAAAAAGAATTTAAAAAAAGAATTATCCACTCCGTTAAACTCTTTAGTAGCTTTATCAACTATGTAATTATAAACTTCAGTGACGTTTAATTTATAAAATCCATTTTTTATTATACACTTTATGGTATCTTCATTAACTATATCTACACTAAATTTTTCTCTTATCCATACACTCAAAGCATACGCTGTATAGGTCGTTAATGTTTTGCCTGTTCCGTTCTTTCCAATTAGTATGGTGAGCTTATTTAGTTTAAATTCAAATTCTTTTATTGGTCCCAAATTCATTATTTTCATTATAAATTCTCCCTCTTTAAATAAACTTCATATATATTCAAAAAAAGATACTTTGCTGTGCAAAATATAGATTCACGCACATATTAAATTAAGTTTTCATATATATCAGGTATAACGTACATTCAATTTCTAGTCTATCCGTTATGGAAGTAAATGTCTATCTGTTAATTCTTGGCATTGAATATTTACCATTATTTTTTTATGCTTGTGGTTACTTTCCTACCCAAAACCTCCACATAAAATTTGAGTCTTAGGAAATCTTACTTATTCTTACCACAACAAGAAATGAACTATCTCAATTATCCCCGTTGTTAAATAAAAAGTAACTTCTTTGTATGCATTCTTTGTGTGCAAAAAGATCTTATAAATCTTAACAACTCTTGTAGTAAAAAAATGTGTAGTATGCTTGCAAAACCTGCTATCAAGCGAAAAAGTATTTTTTTGTGTGCAATGTGTACACTTTATTATTAGTCTCAGAAAGGGTGTAAGGGTTTTAGAAAGACTGTTATATAGACAACGTTTACTGCAACGCTCTTAAATTTTGTATGCAGCACTTTTCAGGTGACTTTCTAAAAATATTGTAGTGTTCTGTTGTGTTTCACTCTATGAGCAATTATTATTTTAATAATGTGCTTCCGCTTTTTAATTCTGTGTGCACTTAGCTGCCTAGAAATCTTGACAATTCTTGCAGTATAAAAAACATGTAATAAGTCAATCTGATCGCTGATGCCAAGCTTATTATGGCTGCGCAAAAAATCAAAATGGTGTGTACGTTGCTATCAACTTTTATTTTTTTCAACTGAAATATATTCAATAGATTTTTTCCACTTTGTTAGAATTAACCAAACCCGAAAAACGGGATTGGTTAATAATAAGGTATCAATTTGATAAAAGTTTTCAAGAACCAATTCGAAAACTTCGAAGTGGTTTTGGACACCCCCTAGGACAGAGTAGAAATAATCGACCCTGTATCTTTTTCAAACTGCTATGTATAGGGTGGTCGAAATTTTCGACTTGCCTTTTAAATTTTTTCCACCAAGGAGCTATTTGATACCTGGTTTTGTTGTCCTTTTGTGGATATACCTAGGGGATAACGATTCGTTCCCCCCTAGGTATGTGCAAAATATCGCAGATCTGTGAGGGGGGTGGCGAATCGCCACCCCCTCGTTTAGCCTTGAATCAAAATTAAGTTCAGCTAATATTGAGAGATAACCATTTGCAAAAAAGACTAGATCCATTATCTATCCTAGCCGACAGTATTACTACTTCAGTAGTATCATTTTTTTAATCTAGCTTTTAACTTCTTGCTTGCCCAGAATTCACCCTTACCAGTTCTTAAATAGTATTTGTCTATCAACCATTGCCCTACAAAATACATAACGACAAAAGGCAGCAACCATAAAACTGCGTGAAAAAACCAACCAATAAGAATAATTGCAAAACCGATAATCATTATCCAAGATGCAATGTCAATAATTAATGGAAGTATTAATATTCCTAAACCGACTACAATTACTAACCACATTATATCTTCCCTCTTCCAACTAACCTATTATCCATGTCTTTATCCTTATGAAGTTCTAAAAACAGGTCATTCCAAACGATCTATTTTTTAGTATACAACCTAAAGTAAACATTGATACATTAATTACTATAATTTTTTGTTTAACAAGTAGATATTAGAAATAAAGTTTGTGTTGATAATCACTTTATTTAATTAACTGAAAGTAGCAATTACACCATAATAATACTTAAGCAGTTAGCAAATGACAAATCGAAGGAAATCATGTAATGCTATGATTCAATTAGCACTACTGTATGGCTAGGTTATGATAACGCCTAGCCTTTTCTCTTTGTCAAAAAGCCTCAGGAACACAGTTATCCCTTCTTCTCCTCCCCTATTCTTTTGAATAGGTAATTATATATGATCCAAGACTGCTTTCGACTTTTTTTACTTTAACGATTATTGATTGGCCCTTTTTTACTTTAGGATTTTCACTGGATACAAAATTTAAATGTTTGCCAGTTTCAATATTATATCCGAAAGCACTATTAGGAACTAGCTTATCAACTTTAATCTTTACTGTCTTACCATCAATACTCTTTCCCTTATTCAAAGCTTGTTCTGCTTGAACAGTTGTATAGTCTGCTTTTTTCGCAGTCCCACAAGAAACCAGGAAAAGGACAGACAACAATACGATAAATACCATTCTAATTTTTTTCATTAAACTATCCCCCCCAATATAATATTTAAATAATACCGCATATTCAATCAGGGTTTCAATAAAAATAAAAAAAGCCTGTCTCTTTTAAAGACAGACTTTACATTATTTAATTAAACGTTTGATAGTCCGACATAGATTGATCTATTGCCATTTGTCGATAAAATCCAGCTTTATCAAACGTTCCAATATTCTTGGTTGCACCTATCTGCATTGACATAAGACTTAACAGCTTATCAAACTTGTTATTCATGTTCTCTAATTGATTCTTTAATTTTCCAATTTCACTGTTAGCAGTTGTATTGGTTATAGTTTGATTAGTAGTTGAATCATTTTTGGCTAACCTAGTAATAGTTTCACCAAGCAACGTGTACGCTCTGGAATTGTCCTGCAACTCAAGTGGAATAACCATCTCTTTGTGGTTACCTTCGCCTAATCTAGCTATCTGTTCTTGGTCAATTAAGCCACCATTAGCATAGCCGTGACCATTACCTAAGAATGACATCGAAGGCCCGTATGTTCTTATGGCATAGTGGATTCCAGCCAGTAAATCATCGTATCCGTTAAAGATATCCTTATGACCAGGAAAAGCATTAGCAATAAATGTAGCTCGTTTAGTCTGCATAAGTCCTAGAGCTGGTCCCGAACCATCACCATCAGGGTCGGCACCGGGCTGACGTGCATTAGGATTGCCACCAGATTCAGTATTAATCTGACGTAATATTCTTGCTACCATATCCGCACTTGTAGAAGCATTATTAGCCCTTAAAGCTCTGATAACGTCATCTTTCCAGCGCTGTACTCCAGAGCCACCTGGATTGCCATGACTTCCGCCGCCAGCGTCTCCCTCATCTGAAAAAAGACTCTTAACCCATTTAATAGCGCCACTAGCAATAGTTTTAGGCAGCCCAGTTATTAAATCTTGAGCTAGCTCAATCTTAGAACTTAGACCGCCAACCATCTTGTCAAAGATACCAGATAGAAAGTCAATCGGGTGTGCAATAATTTTATCGGCATCCTCTAGTAAATCTTTACCTTTATCCCAGATACCCTCAAAGAATGAACCAATCCCACCAGCATAGCCGGGAATACCTAGCATCTTAGCCAGACTAGCACTCTTTTCACCATCAAGAACTGAAGTACCTTTAGGAAGTGGCAAGACCATATTTCTATCTTTAGGGAACATACCTATCTGACCATTAGGAAGCCTGTACATCTCTCTGTAGTTGGCACCTTGTCCATCATTAACTAAAGCTAATCCACCTTGGTGTGTGTCTTTCGTACCTTGAGCATAAGCTGGTAATGGAATGCTCCAATTAGCTTTGATTTTATCCATGCCGACCTTGTCAAGAATCCAATTAATACCTTTTTTAATACCATCTAGTAAGGTATTGAAGGGCTTGATAACGCCTCTGACGATATCAACAAAACTACGATGAATAGCATCTATTGCACCCGAGACAACATCTTTAATCTTGCCAAAAATACTCTTAAAGATATTAAGCACATCGCCTAAACGTCCGCCAGTGATATTATTCAGCCAATCATATGCACTTTTGAAGATATTGCGCCAGAACGTAGTTAGGTCCTTAGCTATGTTTTTTAAATCTCCACCTATTTTATTCCATTTACCATGAATGATATCGGACCATGTACCAGTATATGCAGTTAAAACATTGTAACCATCTCTAAATGTACCTTTATGGTTCTTCCACATGTCTTGTGCTGTTTTTGCAGTGGCATTTTTCATGTCATTCCATTTGTTTCCAATGGTACCTACTGCTGACTTAGTCCAACCAGAAACCGTATTCCAACCATCTTTAAAGAATCCTTTAGTACCCTTCCATAAATCAGAAGTCTTTTTACTTACATCTGACTTCATATCATTCCATTTATTACCTACAGTTTTAGCTCCGTCTTTAGTCCAGTTAGAAACAGTGTTCCAGCCATCTTTAAAGCCATTCTTAGTAGACTTCCACATGTTTGAGCAAGTATTAGATATACCTTTACCCAAATTGCCAAACCATTTTGTTACATCTTTATAAAGGTTTGTGACAATACCTACTGTGTCCTTCCAAAGATTCTTAAAGAACTTAACAACATTTTTCCAGCAATCCTGTGCTGCTTTGATTAAGTCATTGACAAACTTTCTAAACTTAGCACTATGCTTATACAGGAGCACAAAACCAGCTACAACTGCTGAAATACCAAGTACAATTAAGCCAAAAGGATTCATATTAGCTACTACATCAAACACTTTCTGTGCCGCCGTAGCTGCCTTAGTTATAATCTGATACTTCTTGAGAGCGCCTACTACTACCATAATGTTCTTACCTAAGCTAACTGCACCACCTAAAACCTTAGCCCCGAATAATCCAGTAACTAGTAATGTGGTAATCGTTTTAATCGCTGTCTTGTGTGCCGCAATAGCTTTAAACGCACTTGAAAGTTGCTTAAGTGGGTCCTTAGACCTAGATGCTCCCGATGCCATGCTGCCAAAAGCTACCCCGATGCCTTTAACTGCTCCCGCAAACATACTCCAAACAGTGCTACCAAATGTTTTAGCAATAGATACAACGCTTGAAACTATACTAGATACATCTTTCTGGTGAGCTACTAAATAATTTACTAGTCCTGCTAACTTACCTGATAATTGCGCAATTCCTTTACCTAGATTAGCTACTGCCGTTTGTGTTGCCTTATTGTCAAGAGCCTTAGATAATGCACTGAGTCCAGTAGCAGATACCTTAACCAGTGGCTTCATTAAAGCAGTTTGTGTATCTTTCCATGATTGCTGAATATGTTTCATAGCACCATCTGACGTGGAATTAAACTTATCTTTGTTCTTGCCATAATCAGCAGAAGCTTTAGAAAGCAAATCATTAAACTGCGAACTAGTCATCTTACCTGAAGCTACTAAAGCATTAAAGCTCTTAGCACTTTTACCACTAGCTTTTTGTAAGGCGTTAGATAGCCCTGGAGCCGTCTTAGATAATCTACCTAATGATTGAGTAGTAACTTTACCAGACATATAAATCTTAGATAAACCACCAGCAAAAGCGTCTGCCTGTGGACCAGTTAACTTAAGGTTATCTGTAATGGAACCTACACCTTTAGCAAGTTTGTTAGCTTTGTCCGCCGAGCCTGTCATAGAGTAGAACTTAGTTTCTAAAGCTGCAACACTATCGCCAGACATGTTAGTGTTTTCTTTCAGGTCTTTCATGTTAGCACTCATCTTGTCTACATCTTTAGAGCTTGCACCCATATTCTGTAGTCTTGATGCAACTAAGTTAGCTGCCTTAGCACCTTCATAGCCGTTTTTTGCAATCCCACTAAAAGCATTACCTACATTTTGGAGTCCACTAATAATAGCAGCACCGCCAACAATAGACTTAATCCTATCATGTACTTGCGCTGTGCGTTCTTTTAGCTTATCTTCTTGCTTAGAGGTATCTTTTAATTGAGATATAATGCCACTAAATAAACCATGTGGAGCAGACTTAGAAAGTTCCTCATTAACAGAGCCAATTTTAGACTTGGTTGATGCCATCTTAGCGCCTAAGTCATTTACTCTTTTAGCTTGGTTAGCATAGGCTGTAGATGCTTTACCAGACTTTTCAGCAGTTTCTGCTAATATCTCTTGTTCTTTTTTAAGTAAGTCGTTTTGCTTAGACAAGGATTCTTGTAATCCAGTTTGCTTAGCCTTAAGTGCTTCTGTATGGTTACCTTCTGCTTCCAGCTTATTAACCAGTGAACTAAGTACAGTCTCTTGATTTTTCATAGCTACACTTAAATCAACTACTCCACTCTTTTGAGTTTCCATAGCCTGCTTAGCCCGTTCTTGTTGTGCCTGCAAACTAGCTAATTTAGTGGTTGCCTTGTCTATCTGGTCTTGATACTTAAGGTGAGCCTGAGCACCTTCTTTAGTCTCTACATTTAAGCCCTGTTGCTTCTGTTTCAAGGCATCTATCTTAGATTCCTGAGCTTGAATGGTGTTTCCTAGTCCTTCATACCTAGCCTTAGAAGCTTCCAGATAATCACCAGTAGACTTAAGCATGGCTTCATTAGCTTTCCATGCACTATTAGCCGAGTTAACTGCTTGAGTAAGACTCTTAATAGATTCAGAAGCACCTAATGTATCAAGAGCAATACTAGTAGCCATCGTTGCACTAATTTTTTTATCAGCCATTGGTTTTATCACCCCTTCTATTTTTTGATAATAAAAAAGACAGCTCTAAAGGCTGCCTTCATTTTTTTGCTTTCTTGATAAACTGCATTGGATCAATTGGACGTTCTTTTTCTTCTTTAGCATTCATAATTTCATTCATTCTATAATAATCTTCATTCTCATAATCAGAAGGTAGAATGTGAAGATATTCCAATGATTGCTTTTCCGCAAAATCCATGTCCATTAATCTATTTTCCAACTTACGTACAGTTTCCCAAGGCTTAATTACTTTTTTGGTTTTTTGGCCACTTTTTCAGCAGCTTCCGGATCAATGCCCAGCATCTTAGAAGCAATTTTATTAGCTAATTCAACTGTTTCTTCAAATTCCATTTCTTCTAATTTTTCATACTGCTTGTCATTAAGCTTAAGAGTCTTTTTGACATACCCCTCAACTTCCTCAGTCATTACCAAGAAATCCTGCAATTGCTCTTTAGGCTCCTTGCTCTCCATATCCTCAGACTTAGCCAAGAATAACTGCATTTTAACCGTTGATCGCATATTTGCATTAGTTGGTTTAAAGGAAAACTTTCTACTGAATTGTTTTACATAAAGCTCCATACTCTTTACTCATCCTTTCACTCTTCGTCTCACCTGCCACCTTTTGGCTTGGTACGTCTCTGTTACTAAGATTATTTACCCGTTGTAGTAGTCGTAGTGGTACCTGTAGATCCTGTATTGGCAACGTACCCACCGAATACTTCTTTCATCATAGCTGCTTCATCAAAGCCCTCGTCGCCTGTGTAGTAAATCTTATATGGTTCATTGTCCCAAACACCGGCTGCCAAAGCTGAATATGTCATGTTGTCATCTTCCCGTGTTTCAGCTGTAGCAGTATCAGTAGCTACATTCTGAGAAGGTGCTGAAATAATTCCATTAGCAAATCCAAAATAAATTGAATTAGCGCGATCCAATGTTTGACTTTCAACCATGACAGCAACGTGTGGTTTGGATCCTCCATAACGATAACCACCTTTGCCATCAGAAATATTCCCTAAGATTTTTTGCTTGATTACGAAATCAAGATTATTAAAATCTAATGCAACGCTGGGAGCGGATGGCCCAACAACCACATCCTGAGTAACATTATTACCTGAAATTTTGGTTATGCTACCTTCCAGTCCAGTAATATTAGCTGTTTTCGATCCTAACATTGTTGAATCTACTTGCACTATTCCTGTTGAAGATAGTCCTTTAGAAGCATCCGTAATTAATTGTTGTGTCTTGATATCTACAAGACCAAGAGTAACCATTTTTAAACCAACAATAGCCATGTTTATTAACCTCTTCCTTATATTTTTTTGTTTTGTGTAAAATAAAATGTTTGTGTCAATTGTTTCGTATCTGGATCCATAGATTCAGTAATAGGCTGCGGAACTAACCAATTAGCCTTTACGAAAGCATTTAAAAGAGCCAACTGAATATCAGAAGGTTCTACATCTAAATCTATTTTGTAAAATATCTGTACTTCTACTTGCCTTTTTAAAGTATGAAAAACATTGTTTCCTTCATCATCTAAATTTATATTCACATTTTGGATAAAAATTACTGTTTTTCCAGTCTCTTCTATCAATTCTTCAGGCAAATTAGTTGTATAAATACCATCAATACCGATTAAATCAAGTGATTCTATGAGGCTTTGAGCTTCATCTGTTGCTTTTTCCACTCAATCACCCCTCTTTTCCCTTTAAAATCCGCTGATATTCATCATGTTCTGCTTGTAAAATTTTATCCTGTACCTCTTTTGAATCCTGAACATTAGTAATAAAATGGTCTGCTTTATATTTCTTAGTTCCATCGTTCAATCTACGTGCATTTTCAGCGTGATAACTATCAAAACCAACTGTAGAAACTCCATTTTTATCACCATCTATATCTTTATCCTGAGAAACTATGCTATCTGCCATATGTCCCCAGACCTTATCGTTATGATTTGAATAATGTTTCTCTCTAGTGGCTTTCTCTAATTGTTCCTTATAGACATCGGCACCAGCTTTAGTAATTTGCTGAGTTTCTTTAATATTGAGATTCGTTTGGGCTTTAACTTCTCGCATAAATTCACTTAAAGCGTCATCTAATCCAGCCATTAACTAAGCACCGCCCTTTTTAACTTTTGCAATAGTAATTAAGTCGTATGTGATATAGTCATTTGAATCATCTACGGAAATATCTTTAATATCATAGGAGTCCCCGCTAATCTGGACCTTCATAGTATCTACAAGTTTTGAATTATGTCTTACAGCTATGATCTTGGTGTCTTGTAACTCTGTACCTTGGAGCATGTAGGTCTGAGTAAGTGTCCTCTTAATATCCTTGTAGTGGAGTGTAAACTGCTTTACAAAGGTAGGAACATTAGCACCACTAAACTTATTTTTAACGCTCTGCACACCACCAAAATTAGCTTTCTTGACCATGTCTGAAGGTGAATACCTAATTTGTGGCATCTGGTAACACCTGCGCTTTTAAGTGAATCAGCATTAGCATTGTTCCAGCACTTAAACCAGTAGAAAGAGTTCTATCATAGTAGAATTGAGTAACAACTGTTTTTAAGCATCTGTCATAAAGTACATTACCTGACAAAGTAGAATCATCTTTCAATCCTAAACTATCCAGTATTAATGACTTAGAATCCAATATTAAACTAGCTACTAGAGCAGTGTTGTCTTCATCATCATCTAAGTTTAGCTCTGCTACCATCGTGTTAGTATCTACTGCCAATCTGTTCACTCCTTTCTAATAACCGCCCCTATTAAAGTATTATGATTTTCTAAAGCGATTACATTTCACTATTGGATTTTATTTACCAGAAGTTGTTGTGGTCGTACCTGTAGCTGGTGTAAATGTAACAAACTTACCAGCAGCATCATCTGCAACCTGAAAATCAGCTCGTAGATATACAGAGGCTTTATCTCCCCAAAGATCATTGTCAGTCCACTTAACTTCGATGTCATCCTTAAATGCTTCAAGGACAAACGCATTAAGGTCACCAATGAACAAATGGTTTTCTCCAACCTTACCTAGAACAGTGTCAGGAACTGGGATTACAGGAGCACCAAATAAAGTTTTACCACTTGCTGCGGAAATTGAATCTTGGAATAGATAACGCCCATTACCATCTTTCAACTTATCAATTTCCGCATAAGCTGATTCAGAAACAACAATCATCTTTGTATAATTTGAAAGTCCTTTGTTAAAGGCATCTTTCAAATCGTCAGCTGTTGCTGCTGATACCGCAGTTGCTTTTTGCAAAACCGATCCGATCTTCTCCTGCTCCGTTAGCGCACGTGCATCTGAAACATACTGAGCAACGATAGAAGGAATATCCACGGCTGCATCACTAATAGTTTCATAAGATACCGGCAATACACCAGCCAACGTTTCAAGATTATAATCAACTTCTTTAATACCAAAGTCCGCCAAATCTGGATTATTAGCCAATTCAGCTTTAGATACCAATCGTGCAACATTCTTTTGTAAAACTGGTAAATCGCCTTTAGGGCTAGTAACTCGTGATTGATTTACATATTGCGCTAAATTTGTTGGATCATTAGGCTGATCTACCAAGTCAAGAATCTGTTTTGGAATAACAGCACCTAATTCAGCTGTTGTTACACCATCTCTGATTTGTCCTTTAGATTTCATAAAATTCAAAAATCCACGTACTTCTTTATTTTTTAAATTTACTTTAGGTGTGACATTCTTCATCTTATTTCTGCTCTCCCCTTTTAAATGCTTGTCTAAGCTATCCTGTAACTGCCCATCTCCATCATCTCTAGCATCCTCTGTATCAGCGGCATCTTCTGAACTTGAGTCCGAAGCATCATCTGCTAAAGGATTTGAAGCAGGATAAGGTTTATCAGTTGCTTGCATTTCGTCAGCAGTTACCCACTTATGATTTTTGACTTCCGCGCTGCCATCTGTCGGCCAATAATCAACTTCATATGCACCATCATTGACTGAATCTACCTTTGCAATAGCACCTTGCATTCCAGGCATATGATCAGCTGATAAAATTACTACATCACCAACATTAAATTGAGGTTGCTCATTATCTGTCATTTGGTCATCATTTCCATTATTGTTTTCATTACTGTTTTCATTTTCTTGCAGAGTAGTAATCTGCTCTGTTAGATTTTGAACCTGCGAAAGCAATGCATTCAAAGTATCTGAATCTGCACTGTTTCCAGTTGCTCCCACATCTCTTTTTTTGTTTTTCAATTTTTCCAAGCTCCTTTCAACATTTACACTGGTTTCTGTATAAGCCGGTAAAGGACAAATACTAATCTCAAACAGTTCATCTATTCTATAAATCGTATGAATTGGTGTCCCTTGATCATCTTCACTCCAGTCATCACCCGAAATAGTAAAGCCGAAACTACAGCCTTGATAATTACCATTAAGAATATTAGTGTAAGTATCATTTCCCAGTTGAGTATTTGGTAAAGTAGCTTCAAATCTAAGCCCTGTATCATCAACAGTTAAAGAAAGATTATTAGCTGTTACTCTAGCTAAGGTATTATTAAAATCATGGTTAAATAACAGTAATACATTACTTAAATCCACACCCTCAAAAGCATGTGGATCTACGTACTCTATGAATCCACCTAAATCTTCGCTGGGTTGATTAAAGACAACTGCATATCCTGAAATAGTTTTATCATCTGGATTACTGGCATCTCTCACTTTAAACCTAGCATCAATTGTGCGCACATCTTTGTTTTTAATTAACATGTTTCTTCTAAATCACTCCTTTATTTTGTAATGCTATCAACGCCTTTTCTGGCGGAACAACTGGAGTCGTCCCTGTAGTAAGTTTAGAAATGTTGTCAACAAATTGTTGGTTATCAATATCGATAGCCGAAGTAACATCCAAATTACAATCACAATCAAACTTAGCTTCCAGTTCACTCTCGATTGGTTTCATATAACTTTGAAGAGAATCAGCATAAAGTGATCTAATCTGTTCAATATTAGATTGTTGAGATCCTTTTGAACTATCAAGATAACTAGCATCAATACTAAAAGCCTTTGCAATTTGCGTTTGCGATATAGAAACATTAGAGAGAAACTTCGCAACGTCCGCATTAATTTGAATCGTTTGAATATCTAATGACTGATCCATAACCGCCACTCTACCGGCATTATCTCCACCCAATTTAGTTTCATACTCGTTCCTAATTTTTTCTTTAGCTTCTGGACTTAACAAACCAGCTGGAGATTTCAAAACAACGTTAGGAAGAATAGCGTGCTTCAAAGTTGAGAGAGTTAACTTATTAGACAATTCCTGAGTGTTTAGCTCTGTTGCTAAACTAGTCAACGGTGAAATGCCTGAATACTGCAAAGCTCCCTGCGAATTAAAAGGCATAATCCTAAAATGAAGCATATTTGAACTATTAACTTTGACTATGCCACGTTCATCTTGATAATTAACTTCGTATAGTAGATCTATTGAACAGTCAAGAAGCTCAATTTGTATTTGAGATAACGGAATATTCTCTAAACTAACTGGATTGCCTTTATCGTCTCGTTTAATTACTACAAAAGCGTTTCCATTTAATAATAGATTGGCTACCACGGTTTCCCAAAAACCATATCCATTAATCAGTTTACTAGGTCTTTTATACAAATTCTTAAGCTGTATGTTCACTGTTCTTAAGTCACATGCAGCAACATCAGCACTTACTCGGTGCACAATACTGAAAATATCAGAGTTCGTTAAAGCATAATCTGCGTTAACTATCTCATTCGGTATTGCTATACCATTAGAAATTTTAAATGGCATAAAATTACCAGAGGGAATATACTGTGAACGTGTTTTTCTAATCTTTTCAAATGGATTAATTGCCATTTACTTACTCACCACCTTGCTGCGGTTGGAGAATATAGGCTAAAATAATCAGCATGACACCAGCCACTATTAATCCAGCTACAAAATTGAGGGCAAAAGCTGCACAAGTAAAGCAAATCATCCCTAAATCTACTAAGATAAAACTGATATTAGCAGCAACTACCGTCCAAAAATGGTTATTTTTAGTCATCACTAACCTTCTTTCTTACTCTTCTATTATCTTTATCGATTGCTAACACTAGATTCAGCTTAAAAAGCATTATTTTTAAGGTAATATTGATCAATATCTTCTTGTTTCATACCTTCAAATGGGTTTTTATTATCTTTTCCTTCTTCTTTTTCATTAGTAAATTCCGTAAAATGCCACATACCCTCATAAAAAGCATCAATAAGAGCATCGACCATATCAATCTTTGCGCTCCTCATGTTCTTATCAATTAAAATCCCGTTGTCTTTTGATGTCAGTACAGCATTCGATAACCCAGCCTTCATAACCCTATCATTTAAGATCTTGATATTTCCCTGATAAAAGTTATCTTGTACAAATTTAGTTGGCTCACTCAGACTTTTTGCACCTTGCCTAATGGCCAGCAATGGAACAACATCCTCAAATTGATTATTAATCATTCTAACAAAAGTACCTGTGTTCCACTGATCGTAACAGAACGCTTTGACATTTAATTTGTATCCTTCTATAAACTTCATCATCCAGTTATATACTTGATCTTGATCTACTGTTCCAAATCGGTTCGATGAGATAGTGCAAAATCCCTCTTGCTCCGCATGTTGATAGTTAATAGCATCTTGTTTACTCTTTGCCTCGATTCCACCGGCCATCTTGGTTGGAATCCAACTATGCTGATAAACAAAATATTTGTTATTGCTTTTATCATCTTCATAAGGGAACACAAAAACTAAACTTGTATCATCATTAGCAAGAGATGCATCGAATCCCACGTAGCAAGACTTTTTATGCATATTGAATTCTTTTATGACTGCCTCTTCAATACTAGATAACTCAACATAACTATTCTTCTTGGCATTTTGCCATCGATTCATATTCTTTACTAGGAATTTGGGAAGATTACCAGCAGCTACTTGTTTGTTTCTTTCAGTCAACATACCTGCTCGCAGTTTAATTTCCATAGCTGGTACTTCCATTAACGGATTGCTCTTAATCCATGTTTCAGGTTTAAAAGCCTCGTCATCTTTGTCCTGTTCCCAGCATAAGAACAAAACTTCATTATCTAAGTTACCTTTTTCGATTGATTCACTATAAGCAGTATAATCTTCCCTCATTGGAACTCGCGGATCTGTGCCAGCGGTACTAATTATAATTACCTTGGCAGTAGGGTTTTGCACGTTTCCACTAGAGAAACTATCAATATAATCTGTTGACCTTTGCAAATGATATTCATCAAAAATAGTTGTACTAGCATGGACCGAGTCGCCCGTAGTTCCTTCACTAGAAAACTTTTTTAAAAAGGTATTACTAGAATCAATTCTCATCTCTTGAGAATTATCAACTACTATATCTTTTAATTGCTTAAACCATTTTGTTTTTACTAGAGCATGCCAAGCTTTCCTAGTATAGTTGTATAGGGTTTTAATCTGCTCATTAGTGTTAGACGCTTCAACGATTTGTCTACTTGAAACTGGCATTCCTAAAAGAAAGTCTCTTAAAGCTAAACTAGAAGCAATCTGAGTTTTACTATTGGTACGTGCCATACTGAGATAAACAGTTTTAAATCTTGCGCCGTTTGTTTCTGTATCTATCCAACCATCAATCATGGCGTAAATAAATTTTTGAAACTTGGCCAAAGGTAGAACTTTATCTGCCGAAACATCCGGAATCATCTGAGCAAAATTAACCATACCCTGAGCTTTATCAGCTGAATATTCATAAGGAAAATTATTGTTGCCTATCTTCTTCAAGTCCTGTAGATGTCGCAAACAAGCTAATTTAATTAACTTGCCTGCTAGTAATCTACCTTCTAAAACATCTAAACAGTAATCCATAGCATCATCATTATATTTTAAAATGACGTTTTGATATTCTCTCTTATTAAATTTCATTAAGCACCAAACGCCTTTCGCATCTGATCAAAGGTAGGTGCATCTTTATCTCCATCATCAATCTTTAACAAGCTCGCACGACTTTCTGGATTTAATCCAAGATCAGTAGATAGTGATCTTATTTTTGCCGTACAATCATTGATAATCCCAACTGAGGGATTTTTCTTGTAACCACTAAAATCAGTTTTCATTTCTCCAGTAGTAGGACTAACAACTGTCCTATAAACAGCTTGAACCTGTTCATGTTCTTGCAAATGTTCATACGCTTTTTGATACATTTCAATATTGATGCAGAGTAAAATAACAGTCTGTAAATCTGCCTGTTTAATATATTTTGTTTCCGCTAATATAGGCTGAAGCTGTTTGTAAATATAGCGGCTTTTTCCTTTTAAAATTCTTGGTGGACTAACTTGCAGTGACTGCATATTTTTAGTTGAATCAATCAACTTTTCCGTTCTATCACGTTGATCTTTTCTATCTGATTTATCTGTTGTTAATTTATTTTTTCTTCCCACATACTTTCTTCCTTTCTTTGATTAATTTTATTGCTTTGTCAAATGCCTATACCCCCTACTGAAAACTTTTTAAAATTACAATTTTTTTGTGTTTGTGAATTATTGGTGTACGCTCCCTCTTAAAACGCTGCTAGGGCGGGGTATTTTAATCCTTCACCTCTTTATCGCACAAGTATACTTGATTCAAATAAAAAACAAGCCTGTTTTTAGGCTTGCTTGCTATTTTAATAACCTCAACGCCTGTTTATTCTTGAGGTTTTCTAGTTGAAGCTCAACTTGATCCACTTGCGTCTTACCAACCTCATTAACAATGTCCAGCGCACATTCCATTACTTTTGTCGATACATATGGATAGTAAGCACCTAGCTCTTGCATCAACTCTTCTTTACGTCCATCATTCTTTAATTGCTTGTCCATTCTTACAACCCCTTGTATCTTTTCAACTCATACTGCTTGATTTTGGAATACATACTCTTACCGTTCATTCCTGCTTTGATCTCTGTTAAGTCCGACTTAATTACTGCTAAATCTTTTTCAATTTTACCAAGTCGTTCTGCTTCTGTTTCTGTTGTATTTGATTTTCTTGTTGTCATACTATTCAATCCTTTTCTTGATATATTTCTTCCAGTTTTCTTTACTAATGTGTGCTATCTTATTGCTCCCATTATTTCCATTGGCTATGATCTCTTCTAACTTTGTTTTCAAGCTGTGGCATCTATAACATAACGTCCATAAATTATCAGGCGATAAGCGTTGCTGCAATGTACAATATTTCAGTGGGATAATATGATCAATAACTTTTCTGTTAGTAACTGCATTACCACATACTTGACAAGTAGCCATATCTCTTGCGTAAATATATTCCCTGCTTCTGGACCATTGTTTCGAATGATAAAATGCATTGCGCTCTGAGTTTCTTTGGCTATCGTTATATTTTTTATCAGCTAATTTCTTTTGCTTATTACTTATCGGTCTAGGTTTCCACTTATGAAGTGAAGCATGTTTGACACAGTACCGCTCACTCATAGGTACTAAACGATTACAAAGTAGCTGTCCGCATCTGTGTAGCTTCACGTTTCAATCGTCTCCTTACGTAGTATTCATTCTCATAGATACAGTTAATTAGCTTATATTTCTCTTTGTTGGGCTGACTAGCATAATTCTTTAGTAATTGTTTTGGATTAACTGGGTAGTCTGCATAAGCTCCTAGAATGTCATTTAAAAAGCTTTTGTGCTTATTAATTATCGACTGCATCAAATCATCTGAATAATTTTCGTTTTCAATAAACCCAATTAATTCAGATAACCTCTTTGCTGTACTTAAAAATTTCTCGTCTTCTTTGTTGATAACTAAATTAACAAAACGTTGCCTATGTCTTTTGCAAAAGGCCTCAATGTTCTCTATCTTCTTTTTAAATTGTTTTTCAGTTATACCAAGTCTTTCCCTCGTCTCTATCTCACCATAAAGTAAAGTTAGTGATATAAAATCTCTAGTTGATTTCTTGCGAAGTAATTTTGGTAATAGTTGAATTACTCTTGCAGTATCAGATCCCTTAGAATTAGCTACATTGCTTAAATTAATAACAAAGCTATCATTAATCCCTAGTTTCAGCATATCGACTGTCTCTGACTCACGTCTTCGTTGCTGGCTGATTTTCTTTCCAACATCTTTGGCAGCAAAAGTAATCTTCCAATTAAAAACAGAGCTATTATCAGCCAAAGACTGTATAATTTCTTGATCATTGTAGCTTCCTAATCTGTGCTGCAATATCTCATCTAATAACAAAGACTGAGCTTCAGCATCAGAAATATAATAGCTATTAGCCAATTGATGTACATTAGTGATAAATGTACGGCTATTAATTAATTTTTCTTCAACTGTTTTCATCATTAGGAATCATCTCAATCTTCTTCTGGCTTTTGAATCACTAGACTCGGTGCATTAATAACAGCCTTAGCTGCCACATATATTGCATCTTTTTCAAGATCCAGTGATTTTATAGCCCCAACTATTTTCTTCTTTTCGTTCATCGTTAGTCCAATACTTTTGATCTGATACTTTACTCTTTTGCTCAGACGCTTAGACTCCTTAATCTCGTGATCCGTGCGCCGATATGTATCTCTTTCAAAGGCAGCTCGTAATAAACCGTATTCCTCATCTTTTTTCATTTTCTCACTCCCTCTTTTTTAATTCGTTAATACGTCAGATAGATAATCTAAAGTTTAAATTTATATACACAAAAAGGACGGTTACCTTTTGGCTACCGTCCTTTAGAATCCTGATAGATTCACATTACTGATAACGGAGCCATCCGATGTTTAAAACACTGTGCACTTTTTTCAGATGTGCTAACTGTACAAACAATTTTTAGGTTATGCCGAGCGAGGTTTCCAGTCCCAGCTTAATAACAGCTTTTGCTGACCATACTTTAAATCGAATAATATATTATACGTTCAATTCACCAAATGAATAATTAATCTGTATAACTCTTTCTTACACACTTATTATAATCCCCATATTGCGTTCAATATATCCTTTGAAACACTAATTCTCTACTTTATAACAACAAAGCCTTTTTTCATAATTAACCTCTTTCCTGCGGTAAACTGGTGTAGCCATGAACTTAAGTGTGTTACGTGACATATGCTGTCGTTCCGATATCTCGCGCAATGTACCGACATCTATAAATTGATCGCCCCGATATAAAGTATATGTTTTCTCTCTATTACTCAATGACTACAACCCCTTTATATTGCCCCCATAAGCATCCGCTTAGATTTTTTAGATTAGTGTCGTAACAAAATATTTTACACAAGTCCTGCTTTCTTAAGCATATTACCCAATGTTGCCCTTTGAGCAACTGTCAGATTTTCAGCATCAGGCTCCCAACTATCCTTGAAATTCTCTGAGCGTAAAGTAGCTTGCAACTCTTGAGAAATTAGATCATACACAGTATGTTCATTTCTAAAATTTAATTTTAGTTTTTCTAACTCATCATTTAACTTTTTATCTTGAGCAAGTAAGTTAGAAAGCCTAATCTTTTGCTCAGTAGTTAAGATATTTTCTTCACGGATATCGATCAATTCGTTTATTTGCGTTCTAACATCATTTATCCGATTAAAAGTTGCCCCAATATCTTGCTCCATAGTATCCATTGTTTTCCCTGAATCATGAAGCTTTACCATGACCAGTAATATGTTCTTATTTTCAATCATCATCTAATCTCCCTCGTTCACTTTGTAAATTATCATTGCACAATACTCAGTAGTTTCCCCATTACTAGCAATAGCAAATTTAATGTCTTGCACTAACTCGCTTGGCATATTTACTAGCACTTCTTGTACTTTCCTATCTAGGCTTTGTGGTAAGCCAGCATGAATTGTTTTTGTTCTAATCATTATTTCCCCTCATTTCATTTTTTATCATATATTTCAATCAATCAATATACTAAGTTATTTTAGAATCCTTGCTTCCCAATCGATACGCTGTCTGTTTTCTTCCATCCATTCACAAGCTGGCTTAGCAAAAATGACGAATTTTGTTCCTTTGCCATGAGCAGGTATTAGCCAGCCACCATTTTTTACATCTATTTCTTTTTTGAATGGTGCAAAAATAAAGGTTGAAACCCAAGGCTTATCTTTCCCACCGCAGCAGGCTTTGCGGAATTCATCAATTCCCCATGTATGCCCTGAGAGTTCATTGCTAAGCATTTCATCAGCTAAATCTCGAACAGTCTCTCTTAAAAAAATTTTCAATTCTTCCTCGTTGATTATAGAAGCCATACAACTCATCCTCCTTATTTTGATACAGAATTAGCTCCATTACTCTATTAAAGTTACAAAAATACTCTTTAGCACAGCTCTATATTCATTTATTGTCATTTTCTCCGTAGTAGCCAAAGCTTCTTCAAAAAAGCTTTCTCCATAGCAAAGCCTTTTAAGCACGCCTAATTGAATATCATCAAGTTTTGCTAAACGATCTTCGGAGCCTTCAAATAATTCATTGAAAACTTGCAACTCAGTATCGCTATTCGGCATCTTATTTTTGTGAATAGACATCTTCTTTAAAATACTTCTAATTTGGTCCGTAGTTTTATTTGACCCTTCCTTAGTATAAAATGCATCTTTAAGAACATTTCTCTCCTCATCTGTTAAATAAGATAAACGAATGTAAAACTCTATTGCGTCCTTTCGCTCATAACCTTCAAGTTCTAAAAAATGATGATCAAAAAAGTACCATCTTCGTTTTAAAGTATTTCTTATATTCCAGTTATTCCAATAACCCTGACGGTACTTTTGCCTTGTACTTTCAATGTCAATCACTTAAAGCCCACCTCCTACGAAATTAGATCCAAAATGTTTTTCAAATTTTCATTAACATTTTCGCTAGCATGAGATGCAGGTTCAGGTTCTAAATTATATTTCCACGAAGTAGCCTCTTCAATCTCTGCTATTTCTTCTAAAATTTTCTTTGAAGCAATCCTGCTACATTTTTTACCATGCTTTAGTAATAAAACATCTTCACAACGAATTTTCTTCAAAATGGGTACAAAATTCTTATACTTGAATTTCAGAACATTTATTGCCCAGTCAATATATTCAAGATGAGAGATATAGTTAATGACTTCTTTATCAATTGGCAATAATTTGGCTCGCGTACCATCTTCGTTGTATCCCATGCAGCTACTAATAAAGGGTTGATGATTGAATCTATACTCAATTCGCTTTTTGTGACACCTAAGGCGTTTTATTTTAGCTGGGATATTCATGTACTCCTTAATTAGTAAGACGTCTAGTTCATCCATAATGCACCTCTTACGGGTATTTAAATTTTGTCGTCCATGAATTTTAATAAGCAATGAATATCCACATTCAAGGAAAAGATAAATCTTCTGTCCCCATTGCTTCCAATCCATCCGTTATCTTGAGCAAACTTTCTAAGCCGTTCTGAACAATTTAGAAAATCATTATTATCGATTTCGTTTTGAAATTTTCTCCTCCTCATGTGCCTTGACAATTTGATAAATTTCAAAGGACAATTCAGGGCTAAGTGTGACTTTAGCTGGGTCAAACTCTTTTCCATTAGCATCAAAGTTTCTAAAAACCATCTTGCTTATATCCGCAACTCTTGTTGTTTTTTGGGGCAGTATGATCATTCCTTTCTATACTAAAAACATTTGATACAATAACCTTTGGGAGGTGATTGTATGAATACTGTTTTGATCGAATCGATAGCTCGGTTAATTGGTCCTAAAAGACCAACTCATACTTCTCGCATTGATGAATTGAAAAAACTGACAGGCCTTGATGATTCATCTTTAAGAGCTGATCTTGCTACATTACAAGCTATGGGATACTTAACAGTCGGATACGCTAATGGTAAAATCAAGCTTATTTCAGTATCCAATATTTTTCCCCAATAGCTTACTTGGAGTTCCACTTATATGGAGCTCCTTTTTCATAGAGATCCATTATTTTTTTGGGGCCTTCTTCGTCTTCTTCTTTCTTATCTCTAAACTCTTATCTCTAAACTCTGGTGTACGTTTGTCGTACATTTGTACACTATTGATAAAATCATCGAAAGTTGTTGCGTCATGTGACGTCACACTAACGTCACTCTCAATCTGCTTAGTTCCGCCGTTCGGCATGTTTACACTTCTAGGTGTAAACACAAAGCTCGCCTTCGACACTCTTGTCGAAACTTTAGCGCCAGATGCGGCGGAAAGATATTTAATATTGATTTAAAATCCGTTATCTCTCAGAAGGATAAGGAAAGGAATTCTGAGGTCGTTTTGCACAACCTCGGATTTACCAAGGCACAGATTTTTACACTTCCAGATGTAAACACAAAATCAACATTTTCTTCAAAATCTTTGAATTTTTGCTTAACTACAGTTCTGTGTGGCTCATCATCGAAAGCTCTTTTGCCATTCCCAAGAGTAAGTGCATAGTCGTCGTATCTTCTTTTGGTCCCGTTGCCACTTTCAACGACCGTACCTTCAGGTACACTCGTAAAATCAGTGCCATTTTCAAAATCTTTAAAGTTCTGTTCAACCCAAGCACTAAATCTCTTTTTGATTTTCAAACCTTTATGCAATTCCCTTGCTGAAACAAGTTGCTGATTGTCTTGTACTTTGATAGTTATTAATTGATTCATTCTCGATAACTTCTTTTAAATTTTTAGTAGTATAATTTAGCTGTTCTAGAAAGGTGGTGAACCCCTTTGAATATGCTTTCTAATGAGAGAATCGCACACGATCTAGCAGTTGCTTACGTTGCTGATGGTTGGAGAGAAAACGAAGTATCTGAAAAAAATTCTGTTTCTTTCTATTTGCAAACTTATAAAAAGTTTTTAGCTGAGCTTAATCGCCGGTCTTAGTGACAAGCCTTTCAAACAGTACTTCATTAGCGAGATGGAGTGCTGTTTCTTTTTGCTGGTAGCAATATTCCTGCCTATCTGAAAGAACAGACAATATATCTGAAACGATAGGACGTACGTCTTTGTGAGTTTCAAGCATTGCATCAACATCATTCTTGCGAAACGAGTGTTCGTTCATTATTTCTTCCTCCTTTCTGCCGACATCCACGTAACGTTGTAGAAGCGTTACTGTAACGTTACATTGTTACGCTTATTCTTCTGAATAGCTGTAATCTATCACCTTCTTTATTTAATGTGTCCTCTCCTTGGCTTTATAGATAATCGAAAAGCTTCTTGCTATTAAGCTTTCTAAGTCCCTTAGGTTGTTCAGGGGAGTGAAAACTAAGACTCTAAATATATAACTCGGCTTTAGCCGAGGGGGTCCCGCTTGCGGGGGAAAGGTTTACCTCTATCCTCTATCCTCTAGCAACATTCTTATCTTGTGGAGGTAAAGTTGTTATTTTACTATTAGATCCCCTACCCTGTTGCTCAGATATTTTCTTACTTAACTCATGTATTCTGTCTCCAAACGAATCAATAGGAACATCTGAATCTAGAAACTCAAGAGTAGCTTTATTAACGTCATTGTTATTGTGTTTCAGAACCTCGGTTATTAATTCATCTGTTATGAACTTAGAAGTAGGCACAGATTTTCTACTTTTAGTAGGTTCCCCTTTCGGACTATCCTCTCCTATTGCTTGACTGACCTTACTGAACTTCCTGAACTCACTACCCTTAACTTCCTTAACTATCTGAGTACCCAAGTTGTCTCCGTTTTGGTTACACTTCGTATCTTTATTGGATACAGCTTGTATCCTATTTGTATCCAAACTGTATCCATTCAAATCATAATCAGGTTTTTCCTTTAATTTGTACCAACCACTGTCATTCAAAATTAACTCATCTTTTTCGTCTCTATGAGTCGTTTCGTGATATCTATCCTTTTTAATTTGATTATTTGCATTCCAATTCATAATGACAGATACTCCATTTTCAAATATATGAACAAAACCATTTTTACGTAAACTATCCAAATCATCATTTGTGGCACCACATAGTCTTTGAGTCATCTTTACCCTAGAAGTAAAACCGTCATCATCTGCATTTAAACTTAGTTGAACATATAAAATTTGTGCCTGAGGTGTAAGTTCTAGAAAATCATCAGCTTGAAGTTCGTCAATAGAAAACATTCTTCTCTGTGCCATATAACTAGGCCTCCTCTCGTGCCCTATGTTGTGTTTTATTAACCATCAAAGCTTTTATACCTGCACCAGTAATCAAAGCTTTAATTGCTTGATATTCCATTCCTAGTTCAAGCAAAACAGCAATCTTTTGTTTCATAAGATTAACCTTGTTCAATTCAGCAGCTGAAAGATATTCAGTTGCAGGTGTACTTTTTGGTACGCCCCTTTCACGCTTAATTTGAGTTACATTTTTACCAAGGGTAGTTTTATAAACTAGTTGGTTGAAATAGGTAAATGCGTGGCTATCTAAATCCTCACGAGCCTTTATTGCATCATTCATTATCGAAGTAGTTAATTTCCCAGCTTCACGCTTAATCTGACGTTCTTGAAGTTCTTTGTCTTTTGCAAAGAACTGTTTCACCAAATTAAATTTGAATTGAACAACTTGCTCTGTATTATCAAGTAGTGTTATTAGAAAAGTAGCTTGTTCTCGGTTAAGGCTATATTTTTTAACTGGTCTACCGCCTTTTGAACCTTTAATTGGTTTACGCATTTCAAATGCCAATACCCCAAATTTTTCTATCTCTTTTTGATGATTACGAATCATCTGTTTTGTCGCATGAAGTGAGTTACCAGAATACTCCGCAATAATTTCATCTGTCGTAAACGGTACTGCATTTAACGAAAGATCTTTGACAAAAACAAGTTGATTATTCATTGCTATCACCAGCTTCATCAGGGCAGATATTATTTGAAATGCAGCCAATTGCTTTTGCAATCCCTTGTAGCACATCAACTGTATTTCCAAAAGAATTACTATCTATAAAATGATTCAAAATAAATTTATCGCCTTGTTTAGCCGCGTAATTAATATAATCAAAATAGTCAGTAATTGTCCGTAACTCTTGCTGAATGTCGGTAAGATCACATGCTTTTTTATACAAATATTTTTCTGTAACTTCCTTTTTATCAATCTTAATCATGTTATTTTCCTCCAAATTTGTTATAATTAGAGGCGTAAATACTTTATATATAGCGTCTTGCTTAAACTCGCCAAAGTTTACTAAGCAAGGCTTTTTTGTATTTACACCCATTTTCTTACTCCCTAAAATTCAAATTGAGACACAATCCCCACCCTGCTAAAAAACCAATTGCTACAAGAATTGTTGTCGCTATTAACCAACCCATCTTTCCTCTACCTCCTTAATCATTTTTAACAATGTGTTGTGCAAACCATTCTTCCGCTGCTTGTTGGTCAATACGCTTTAGTGTGCCAACCTTAACTACTGGCAAACCAACTTCAATAAACTTGTAAAGCGTATTGTAACTTCCAATATTGAAGAACTTTAATGCCTGACTGTAATTCATAAAGCGAGGTAACTCATTTTGCATTGTTTTTCATCTCCCTAAATACTATTACTACAATTGGAAACGCTATTACTATCTTGATTTTTCCTTTGACTGCTCCCGCACAGTACAGATTAAATTTTATGTTCTTCAACAAATATATCGATATCTCGAATGTCAATTCGTTTTACTGAACCAATTACTGTTACTTTTAAACCAGTTGCAATAAATCTGTTCTTTAATGTATTTACACTTTTGATATTCAGATACTCACAAGCTTGTTTCATCGTTAAAAATCTAGGATATGTTTTTACTGTCATTGATTTCCAACTCCTTTCTGCTATAATTAGTTGGCAGGAATTGTAATATTTGCCTATCAACAATCATATTTTATCATTATCACGAACAATTGCAATGTAAACCTATCAATTTATGTAATGATTATTTATAACTTAGGAGGAAACTAATTGATTAAATTTCATTTAAAGAAAATTTTAGAAAAAGAAAATCTTAGTATAAATCAAGTAAGTCATGATACTGGTATTAATCGAGCTTCACTTACCAGCATGTCAAACAATTCTATTAGTATGGTTAGACTTGAAACTTTGGATACTCTTTGCAACTATTTCACTATTGAGCTAGCAGAGTTAATCACTTTTATTCCTGATGATTACATTGTTCAGGTACCCCTGCAGCCCAAAAATGGCGAGTGGATATATGCTTTAGCTACTAGAAAACCTATTATAGAAAATTCTGAAAAAAATGGCGTTATGTATAATGCCGACTTAAACGAAATACCTTTTATCGTCTATTTACCTGAAAAATACGCTGCATTTAGTTTTTGCTCTGTCGGTATGCCAATAAGACCAGTGAAAACAAAAATTGAAAAAGAATTAAACTTCGATTTTAAGAAAACCAAAAAATGGTTAGATTTTTTGACAAAAGAACAAGCTCTCAATATTTGTAAGCAGGTAATTACTGTGTTCTTAAACAAATATGCCAAAAGAAAAAACATTGAAATACTATCAGTAATGTTTAATGCTGACAATGTACGGCAAGAAGTTATGTCTTCTTTTGTTTTTAATGTTAATAAAAATTCTAATGGAGAACTTAGTCTAGAACTGTTAAAATCAGTTTAATCTTCTACATAACACTGCCCCTGCACGGTACGCTATGGAGGAAAATACCGGCTACTACCAAGAAGTATATTGATAAAAACGGTAACACTCGTTATCAATTTTAAGTTTATTCAGACATTGGTCTAACAGTTAAAAAGGCGTGTGAAAAGGGTAAACATACTCAGATACTAATATAGGGGGGTGAAAATGATTGCTTCTTTTTTACAATACAAAACTAAAGCAGGCAAAAAGATGTGGATGTATCAAGCAGCCATTGGTGTAAATCCTGCTACTGGTAAATCTATACGTACAACTAAACGTGGATTCGCTACAAAACATGAAGCTGAGGCTGCTTTGAGACGTAATCTGTTGAATGTAGATAACCATGGTTATAGTGAAAATCGAAATTTGAAGTATCAAGATATTTATGAGTACTTCATCAAGGCATATAAAAACACGGTTAAGGAGTCTACCCTAAACCGTGTTCTTGGCTTGTTTAAGCATCATATACTGCCAGCACTAGGAAAGTATCGAATTAAGGATATAAGCACTCCTATGTGCCAAAATATCGTAAATCAGTGGGCTAGTGAACTTGTAGACTTCCGTAAGATTAAAAATTATGCTGGTTTAGTCTTTAAAGAGGCTAAACGGCTAAAGATTATTTATGATAATCCTATGGAGCTAGTTACTTTGCCTAAACCGGTTAAAAAAGTAGGCAGCGAAAAATTTGAGAATTTTTGGGATAAAAATGAATTAAAACTGTTTCTTGAATGTTTGGATAAAGAGTACGAGGAATCTAATTACAAGGCAGTTGCCCTATTTAGATTATTAGCATTTACTGGAATGCGAAAAGGCGAAGCCTTAGCTTTAACATGGGCTGATTTTGATTTCATACATAAAACACTTGCTATTAATAAGACGGTAACTCGTGCTGTTGATAATAAGATGATTGTTGGAACGCCTAAGACGCCTAAATCAATTAGAACACTTGATCTTGATTCAAAAACTACTGCTATAATACAACGCTGGCAGAAACGACAACGTAAAGAATTGTTAATCCTTGGATTTAACGCTGATAACCTAAACCAACTCGTTTTTTCAAGTAATCATAACGGCCTACTAACAACCAGCAAACCAAATAAATGGTTGGATCACATTATCAAAAAATATAACCTTAAACATATCGGAGTTCATGGGTTAAGGCATACGGCTGCTAGCCTATTCTTCGAATCCGGAGCCACTATTAAACAGGTTCAAGAACAGTTAGGCCATGCCGACGTTCAGACTACTTTAAACATTTATACTCACGTGACTAAATATACAAAAAAACAGACTATCAATAAATTATCGAAGTACCTCGGTTTTTGAAATTACTTCAAATATACTTCAAATTTATTGTAGTCCGTCTACAAATACTACCATATCAGCGATAGCATTGTGTGAGGTATCAACCCCACGTGGCGCATTAAACTAATTTTTTGTGAAAGCCTCATACTGATTGAGGCTTTTTTATTGCCCTATTTTTGACCTTTCTAGGCCTAGCAACAGACTTTGTAACGCTTTCTTTTTAATGATAACATTCACGCTCTGTTTTTACCAAAATAATAGGCATAACCATAGCTGACTCTTTTGCGGATTACAGCCAAAAGAACTCTTAATTGATCTTTTTCATTCAAGCTCTGCCAACCTCAGTTTGAACAATTTTTTTCAATAAAAAAGCCTTCCAACCAAGCAGAGCTGAATCGTCTGCTTAACTGGAAGGAAACAACGTAAACACTAAAGCGTCTTTTCTTTGACAATATCATTCTTAATATCATCGTACTTAACATTATCCATTCTGTAAGAATCCTTCACTGAAATCTTGGAGATCTTCATATCAGGCCTTTGCGGAAAAGCCGCGCCGTCTGCATGCTGAATTGTGTTATTCTCTGGATTATTCTCACTTACAATTACCAGATGCCCGCTGCCTTGAACAGTTGTTGCGACAGCATCTTCACTCTCTTCGTTAGTAGTTCCAATATAGACACAAAACTCAGATTCGTCTCCAATGATTAATTTTAAATTCTCTAAGACTTTTGCCAAAAAAATCACTTCCTTATAGTGGACAAAGGCGTCATACATCACCAGTACGACGCCTTCTAATTAAGTTAGTTACATTAAATTAATTCAAAATTTTATTACAAGAACCAAAGTCAAATTCTAGCTTCCAAGATTCTGCCCCTACCTCTACAGAATCATTACAGCTCCAAAACTGCGCCCAAATTATGAAAGATCAAAAAACTCAATACTGATTTGTAAATTAAATAACGCTCAATATGTAATAATTATACCATTGATGCAGTTCAGTTGGCAATTTTTTGCTCACGCTTCTTAATTTACCTCACTTTTCTTTTACAGTAGCCCCATAATTTTTACAAAGTTACAGCTTGTAAGCTTGTCTTTCTCCCAAACCCTTTTTATTTTTATGAACTGGTTCTTTTGTTTGACCTTTTTTGACCAACGGGTTAAACTAGCAATACAGACGTTAGAATGCTAAACTAAAAACGTCAATTAATTAATTTGAGGAGGTTTCAGTTCATGAATTTAGTTCCTACAGTAATTGAACAATCATCTCGCGGAGAACGTGCCTACGATATCTACTCACGCTTGTTAAAAGATCGGATTATTATGCTTTCCGGTGAAGTCAATGATGACATGGCAAATGCAATCATTGCGCAGCTGCTTTTCTTAGATGCACAAGATTCTGAAAAAGATATCTATATCTACATCAACTCTCCTGGTGGCAGTGTTTCGGCTGGATTGGCAATTTACGATACAATGAATTTTGTCAAAGCTGATGTTCAAACAATCGTAATGGGAATGGCAGCTTCAATGGCCAGTGTACTAGCGACTGCTGGCGAAAAGGGCAAACGTTTTGCCTTACCAAACTCAGAAATATTGATCCATCAACCATTAGGTGGAGCGCAAGGCCAAGCAACCGAAATCAGTATTGCGGCTGAACATATTTTAAAAACCCGCAAACTGATTAACAAAATTTTATCCGATGGTTCTGGTCAAGATATCGAAACCATCAATCATGATACTGAACGTGATAAATTCATGACGGCTTCTGAAGCTGTCTCATACGGTTTAATCGATGGGATTATGAAGAATAAAAAAGAAGTCAAATAA